CCCGGCCAGTAAGACGAATAAGATGCCGGCAGCCCAAACGGCCCGGACTTGAAATGCTCGGCAATGAATGCCCAGCGGTCTTCCCATGCCGTCAGAAAAATGCGGGTAAATGACAGCTCCCCGGATCTGCTGCCAGATTCCTGCGGGCTATCTTCGTGCTCTGTGAATGTCGGGTATGGCATGTCGTCTTATCCCAAAATTGGAACCAGTGGCAGGCCCGTGATTCCTGCGGAGATTGCCCGCTGAACTTCGAGCGACTGTTTCGCCAGCTCCACCTGCTGCTTGCTCAGTTCTTCCTGCTTCTTTGGTGCCAGTTGATCCTGCAGCCGCTGAAACATCTGCAAGGCTCCGCCGCGTTGCACCTGTTGTGCCGCTGCCTGTGCCGCCGCCTGCGCTGCTGCAGGTGTTCCGGGTGCACCGCCCGCAAAATCCACCGGCGCAAATCCTCCGCCCTCTCCAGGTGGTTTTGGCGCGTTCCGTGCTGCCTCGCGCTCAGCCCTCGCTGCTGCCAGTTGTGCGTCGATGTTTTCCATCACGCTCGTGGTTGCTGCTGAAGTCTCAGGAGGCTTGAACCCTGTGAACTCCTGCATGGCCTGCAACGTCGGCTCTGGTATCGTCAGGACTTCATCAGACAGCCCCAGGGCAAACGCAATTTGCTCCCCGAGTTGCTGGCTGCCTCGCTGCATCCGCGCCCACATGTTTGACGCACCTGTGGCAATGTTGCTCATGGCCGTTGACGTGTTTGCGCTGATCCAATCCAGTGCCGCCTTCGCGTAATTCGGGATATCCTCGAACAGCCCCGCCCACAGGTTGCCCATGTCGGCCACCAATGACCCAACCACAACCCCGATGTCGGCAAAATAGTCTGACGTGCTGGTGAACCACTCGCCCGTTGCGGAAAGCATCGTGCCGAATGTCCCGCCCAGTCCGTCCATGCTCTGCATCGCACTGATTGACCACTGAAGGAACTGATTCGCGTAGGGCAGGACTTTGCCACCGATTTCAATTGCCAACAATTCCAGATTCGTCTGCGCCTTCGCAAACATGCCCGCCGTCGATTGTGCAACCTTGTCCTGAAAGCCGGCCAGCCGCCCGCTTCCGGTCGTCAGGTCGCTCAGTGCCTGCTTCACCATGTCTGCCGATATCGCACCGGCCTCCATGTCCTTTTTCAGGTCGGACATACTGCGGCCAGTCTGCTGTGCAATGACGGCCAGTGGACTGAAACCGGCGTTGATCAACTGCAGATTTTCCTGCCCTGTCAGCCGTCCAGCCATCTGCACTTGCGACATTGCATAGGCCAGATCCTGCAGCTTTTCCGTGCTACTGCCGGCCACCTCGGTCATCATGCCCATGATAGGCACCACCTGATCCGATGACATGCCCATGCGCATCATCATGCTGGCAGACTTCGCCAGATCCTGCGTGCCGAACACCGTTTTCAAGTCGATGTCACGCAACTGCTGCAGCATGGCCTGTGCGTTTCCGGCGGACCCCGTCAGGACTTCAAATTCCATCGCGGTCTGCTCAGCTCCGGCTGCCAGCGTCATCATCGACGTTGCACCCTTGGCAATCCCTGCCGCCGCAAACAACTGCCCCAGTGGCCCTCCCAAGCTGGTCAGGCTTTTCAGTGCAGACCCTGCGCGGCTGGTCTGCGTTGTCAGCCCAGTCATCGCCTTGGCTGCCTGCCCGGCTGCGGACTGCACTTTCTGCATACCATCAGCGGAAAAAATCACCTGTGCTTCTTGGACGGTAACGGCCATTATTTCACGTCCTGTTTTTGCCAGATGTCTTCAGGGCACCAACACCCGCTATACACTAACGCCTGATACATGGTCAACCGGCTGATTTGCTCCGCCGTCCATCCGTACTTCTCAGACAGCCCCCGGAAGATTGCCGCCCACGGCACCGTTCGACGTGACGGCATTGTCACGCCGTCGCCGGTCCCGTGGCTTCGGAGTTTCCCAGGATGTCCTGCTCGTGCACTTTGTGCATCGCCTCAATTATCGCCTGAATATCGTTGAACCATGCGATGAAATTGCAGCCCAACTGGATGCCCTTGTCTGCAGGCAATGCCGGCGGAAACTCCTGCGGATGATGTGCCGACAATGCCCGCCAAACGTTCCACGCCAGCCCACGGAACGATCTGTCAAACCGTTCCTCGTCCTGCATAGTGGCAATCAGTGGACGTGCAATTGTGTCGGCTGCAATCTTCAGGGCCTGCTGTCGCACTGCAGGATCTGTGATTGACTCAATCCCCGCGTAAGGATTGCCCATTCGCATCAACATAGCTTCCTCTTTCCGCGCGTACTCCGCCAGCGGGAAGATTTGCATCTGATACGTCTTGCCGTCTTTCGTCAGTGTTGCGGTGCGTCCACCGCAAAGATTGAACAACCCGTCCGCCACGGTTTCTACTCCTCAAAAGGTCATGCGATAATATCAAATGCTGTGCCAGACTTCGACGGCGCACCCTGCCCGTCGAATGCGTAATCAATCGCCACCGGGTCTCCGCTGTCAGCGTCAAACGTGATCGGCCCGACTTCGGTGATGATGATGGTTCCGCTGATGTAGTCGTCAGAGTCTGCGTGGAACTGTGCCGCCACTTCGTCTCCGCGTGCCAGTGGCTGCGCCCCGCCAGCGTGGAGCATGACAGTCACAGTGCCGGACCATTCGCCCACGCCCACCGTACTTTTGCGCCAGGCTCCTGTACTGTTTGTTGCGTACTTCGCCGATGCTCCGCCGATCGTCAATTCCCACTTGCCCGTGTGGTCAACTTCTGCTGCCGGGCTGCCGGTCTTGAACGTCATAGACTTTCCGGTAAACGGTGTGCCTGCTGCCATTGTATCGTCTCCTGATTACGGTTTTGCGGTTGCTGAATAGAGAATACCAATTTTCAAATTCGTGACGGTCGTGGCCACGCCCAGGATCGTCACAAAGTCACCTGTGGCCAGATCGGCATAAGGTGCAATGCCTCCAGCATTCACGCTGCAGACATAGACCTCACCGACAGTGAAAGCCGAATTGAATGTCAGGTTTCCACCATAGCAGTATTGCAACGGCTGCCCATCGCTTGCCCCGTGCAATGCAATCCCAATGGCCTTGGATGATGCCAGGACATCCGCATCACATGGCTTCAGTTTGTTGCTGGCCGTCGTGTCTGCATACACCGGCTGTCCGGCTGTCACAGTCCCGCCGGCGGTGCCGTATCCAATCAGGCTGGTAGCGGTCTTCACCACGCTCGCCGCTGTTACTGAAACGTCTGCCATGTGTTCACACTCCCACGTGCATCAAGTCGAACTGAACCGCCGTCGTCCAGACGCCTGTTGCGTCGTCCTGTGTTGTTGTCATCTGCCCTGACGGCTTTGCGGTCGCAATCTCCACCGCGCTGCCTGTGAATCCCTGATTTTGCCAACTCGTGACGGCCTGTTGTGCAATGGCTTTGCTGCGGTCGTAATCAATCGACATGCAGCCCAGCGTCACCGATGTCCGCCAGCCCTGACTGCTGTTTGTCCGCCAGGCTGGCTCGCTGACCGCATCGAACACCACCAGATCGTCAAAATACCCATCATCATCCGCGTCATCGTCCAGCGTTTCAGCGTACTGATCGACACTGGCCACCAGCCTTTCAACCGGGACAAGGTCGCACAGTGCAGCCGTAGCGGCCCACCATTCGCCTATTGCCCGATCAATGCCAGTCTCTGCCATTATCGCACCGTCGCCTTTTTCTTGCCCGCCTGTGGCCTCAGTTGCTGCTTCAACGTGTTCCCGATTTCAGCCCCGAACATGTTCAGATTGTTTTCCACTGCCGGCTTCAGGAATGGTCGTGCTTTGCCGTCCTGCCGAAACTCCCACATGGCCATGTAACCGGCCACCTTTTTGTCAACGTATGTCCTCGCCTGTGGCTTCTTGCCCTTCATCCTCAGTTCAGCCGTGATCGACTTTCGCCCCTTGCCTGTCCTCATCTTTGGAGGCTCGCCGGGTTTACTCGCTCCGCTGCCTTCCTTGAAGTCTCCAAATGCCGCACCGGATGTGTCAGCATCACCCGACAACGTCACCCGATTGAATTCTCGTTCCCTCGCCCTCTGATCCCTTCGTGCCTGTGTCGCCGCCTTCTTCTGCTGCCTCCGCCTGTCCCTCAGTGCCCGCTTCGTCCGTGTCACAAACTGCTTTGCGGCCTTGCGTGCTTTCCGTGCCTGTTTGACCGCTCGCCGTGTCTGTTTCGCCGTCCGTTTTGTTGCCCTGATTGCCGCTCTGCGTGCCCGCTTTGCGGTCTTCCGGCCAGCCCTTGCGAGTGTGTTGCTGGCCAGAAACTTTTCGGTCCTTCGTGTGACTCGCTGGATGCGTTTTCGCGCGGCTTTAACTCGCTTTGCCACGGCCTTATTGGCCTTGGCTCGGAGCTTTGCAACCGCACTCTTACGCTTCCGCCGTGCCACCGTTTGCGGCCTCCTGTTTCAGCCTTGCCCTCTCCTTCAGTTCTGCCCGCTTCTGCCGTGCTCGTGCGTTCTTCCGGTCCCGTTCCTCTCGACTCGGCCCTGTGTATTTCCTGCTGACCATCTGCTGTGCAATGGACCTGCACAGCTTCGCCGCACGCTCAAGACTTTTGCCGGTCGCTGTCTCCAGTGACCGCATCAACTCCGGCCTTCGGTCCTTCTTTTTTATCCTGACGCTCATGTGTCGCACCGCGTGCAAATCAGATAGGGCAAATCCACCCGATTGAACTGGTTTTCAACCCGATCAATCCGATAGTTTTCGCCGTCCGCATTTGTCACCGTGTCCGCCACATTGACATCTCTGAGGCTCTGCAGAATGCAGTAGTATTCGCCAGCCATTGCACGACGTTTGCCGGACTGTGTCGCAGATATCTCAGCACTTGACAGAAACCACTTCGCCCGGATCTGTGCCACCTCGGACTCAACAAACTGCCGCTCGGCCTTTGCCGGCCCTGTGGCTGCCCGTCGTTGCTTCAATGTCACAAACTCACTCAACTGCAGGTGGCAATAGGACCGCTGCAAAGCCGTCTCTGCCGGGTCGGTAAACATCACCACCCACGTTGTTGTCACGTTGCCCCGCTTAACTCGGAACGTGTCGCCGGCAGTCACTGCTGTGGTGCTGGCTGGCGTCCAGATATGTGCCCTCCTGATCGTCTGCCGTTCGGGCTGTTCGATCAGTCGTACGGTGCGGGGAATGACCACGTTTGCGGAATTCGTCCACGATGCCTGCTCACCGAGTTCATCGGTGTTCAGGATCGCGCAAACGTCTTCCGCAAACTGGTCTCTCAGGCTCATCGTGCGCGGCTCGGCTGAGGTGTGGTTGTGGCAGATTCTTCCAGCGTGATGAACTCACGACTGGCAAGATTCTGCACCATGACATCATCGACTTCGTTGACGGTCAGTGTGATCGGCTTCCCGTCTGCGACTTCCAGAAATGCACCCGTTGAAAGACGGCTGCGGAAGTGTCGTTTGTTGCTTTCCTTGTGACGGCCTTCAGCCGCCTTCCCCAGTCCGATTCGATATGTTGGCATTGCCCAAATCCTCCCGCCGAAAAGATGCTGCCACCGCATGGCGGATGCAGTGGCAGCCGCCGGCAGCCGTCGCTGCCGGCGTTGCTCAAATCAAACCGCCGTCATCAGGTCGTCAGAGTGCAAAGAATCGACGTCCACCATGCGAAGTATCCCACGTTGTATCGGGCTTCGGTCATGAACTTGACGTCCTTCGTTTCGAGGTCGTCAATGCCCTTCATCATTCGCGTCAACGGCTCGCGTCGCTGGAACACGAAAGGCTTCACGGCCTCGCCGGTCTTGAACAGGTACAGCTTGACATCGCTGGTCAGGTACGGGCTGGAAACGATGTTCGGACGATCGACAACAACGTTGCTGCTGTTGCTGATCAATTCCGATTCCAGCGCGTCATACACCAGATCCCGCAAGGCCAGCGGAACCAACAACGTCAGGTCATTCAAGCGGCCAACCGTCGGGCGGTTGTACAGCTTGCCCTGATCGTTCTTGAAGGCCAACATCGTCCGAATCATCTTTCGGATTGCGGTTTTGATTTCCGCCACGGTCGGTGCTGACGTGCTGGCAACGGTGCTGGTGATGTCGTTCGACTGGCTGCCGCTGTTGCCCCAAACGTGGTCAGTGTCGAAAAAGAACTGACCATCGAAGCACGCGGTGCTTTCGCCCTGCTCCAGCACAGAAAACCACAGCTCATCAGGATGATGCGCGGCTTCGATGCCCAACTGTTCCAGAACCGGCCCGTACTGCCCGAGGTTGTCGTCAGCAAGGTCCGTTTTCTTGATCAGCAGGCTGCTTTCCCAGTGCTTGTTTTCAAGCACAAAATTCGCGGCCCGCAGTTCGGAAAACTGACGCTCGCCCAACCACTCACGCATCCCCGGCATGTTGCCAATCCATCCGTACTTCTCGGATGTCCGCACGCTGGAAGCGTCGTAGCAGACAGACGGGTAAAACGGAGTTGCTGCAGCCACTCGGTTGTCAAACTTCGCTGTCAGGTCTCGCAGCTTGACCTGTGCTGATGCAATATCAATCGCCATTGTGAACCCCTTTCAGGTCAAAGTGAATCAGCCAAGAACGTCAATCATGACGTCCATCTGAGTTGCGGAAACGTAGTTCACCGCCCGGCCGATTCGGGAAGTGCTGGAACTGCTGGCGGTGATCGTGAAATTGTCTGACGCGTAAATCAAATCGCCCGCAGTCGCCTGCGTGAAACTGGTGCCAGTCAGACGGAAAACGCCCTCAGTCCACAGCTCCACGACCTTGTCACCGGCACTGCCGCCGCTGTTGTCGCACTGCTGATACACGATGCCCGCAAACG